GTCCTTATTCTGTCAAGGCGCTCACGGATTCCTGGCTTCTAGCAATCACGGTGCCTCGTGCGAAAGGATACCCTTATGACAAACGATACGTGGACTGAGTGGTCAAGACATGTTCTAGCGGAGCTTAAGCGATTGAGTGATAATTATGATCGTCTCGACTCAAGGATTGATGATCGGTTCAATGAGCTATACGTTGAGATCGCCAAGCTGAAGGTCAAAGCGGGGATTTGGGGTATGCTGGGCGGAGCGCTTCCAGTGGTTATTGGCTTGCTTGTTTGGCTTCTCCAATCGAAAGCGGGTGGTTGAATATGGTCATCGATGTTGGAGCGAGGGTCAAAAGCGGCGCGGAGCACATGACCAATCGCATTGGGGCGTCAATCCAGTACAAACGGTATAAAGAGACGATATATGATCCTGAGACGGGCGAGACTAAGGTGTTTTGGGAAACTCCGACCTTCGATGCGATTCCGCTCCGGGTTCAGACTGCTGAAATCGATTCGTCTAAAGGGCGGTTGCAGCAGGGCGATATCGCTTTCGTCTTTCGCGCCTCTGAGTTTACATCTCAAGGAAGTGAAGATGATGCGCGTCCCACTGCGGGCGATGAGATCATCTACAATGGGGAGACTTACGAGGTCGACCTTGGAAGCGGCCAAACGCTTTACAAGGAAGACGTGACCGGCGCATTGTTTACTGTTTACGCGCGGAGGCGATCCTGATGCCGGCTGAGATTCATTGGGAATTACACGGAAATTATCATGGCAAGTTCACCGCGGATGCAGGTGGGTTTGTGGCGGCTATTAAGGATGTTGGCCGACAGGGAAGCATAGCCTGGCTACATACCGTCACGCCGATCCTCCGCGATGAGGCCAAACGACTTTGTCCGGTGAAAACAGGCAAACTGCGCGACTCGATTGATGTTGTATATGATGACGAGAATCTGCGATCATTTTATGGATCCAATATGCACTACGCCATCTTCCAGGAAGTCGGCTTTCATATGCGGAATGGACGCTGGTTTGAAGGGCGCCACTATCTTGTGGGGGCGATCAATCGGCTGAGGGCGGGATTGATATGAGCGCCAAGTTTTATATCATGATAACTTGACCTTGAATGGAGATGATATGCTTTGGCCAGACCAAATGAAAAACCGTGCGTGATTGATGGCGCTGAATATATAAGAATTGAAGATGGCGCTGGGCATTTTCTTGACCTTCCGTCTCTCACCACTACCCAACGAGATGCTTTGACACCAAACGATGGTATGATGATCTATAATTCAACGACGAATCAGATCGAGGGCTATCAAAATAGTGCATGGGGGCCAGTAGGCAGCAGCACTTCCGGCGCTCTTCTCTTGGATCAAACCACACCTCAGACAGTAATCAACGGCGTTCCGTTGATGGAAGGAACGCCGACTGGGGCAGCCGATATTAAGAGCCTTGTAAATAAAGAATATATCGATCTAGCTGTTACTTCCCTCGGCGCAAGCTACTACATGTATGATGAGGACGACGCAACAGGCTACAAGACTTGCTACCTCGATCCATCATCGGATTCAGAAACTTATCTGGAGAAGACTTCGCTATCGGATGGTGACTACATTGGCGGGTGGATATCAGCAGATGGAATTGCCCCTTCTAAGCTACTCAAGGGCGTTTATAACTGGTACGTCGAACTTGAAAAGACTTCAGGCACAAAAAGCCTACGAGTTTATTGGGAGCTTATTGAAAGGAAGTCCGGTGGCTCTGAAACAGTGATAGCAACCAGCTCCAATTCAAATGAAATTTCGTCCAAAGAGAGTTATCTGGTTCCACTGCAGCTTAATAGCGACTATATCCCCGATTCCGGCAGCCGCATTGTCGGAAAGCTTTATGCGGCGATATCTGGCGGAGGAAACGCACCGACGGTCAGAGTCTATTACCAAGATGGCACATCGAGCAGGTGGGAAATTCCGGCCAGTTCTGAGATATTCAAAGATATCTTCGTTCCGTATTCGGGCGCGACGCAGAACATCGACCTAAATGGCCACGCAATCGACAACGTATTGTCGCTTGCCACAAGTGAAATCAAAGCCCGAGATGCTGATGGCCTCAAGTTAACTGACGATGCTGGCAATGGGATATTTGTGGAGGATGGCGGCGATGTTGGTATTGGGACTGCGAGTCCAACCATCTCAGATGGCGCCGGGTTACATTTAGCGGGCAAGATCTTGCGCATTGGCACAGCAAAAACTCCATCAAGCGCAGGCGATACTGGAAACGCTGGCGAGATCTGTTGGGATTCAGATTATGTATATGTGTGTGTGGCGACGAACACGTGGAAACGTGCAGCATTATCAAGTTGGTAGGTGACGAATGCAGAGATTCATTAAACTTACTGTCAGGCAAGGCCCAATGGCTTTTGGAGAATCCGGCGCTACAGCAAAAATTCTTGTTGATGCGGATTTGATCCAGATCATCAAGGAGGAGCCCGGCGGGTCGCTGGTAGTGCTCGGCGCGGGATTGGGGGAAATTGAAGTTAAGGAATCAGTCGATCAATTGAGGAGGATACTATGCGAAAAGAAAGAGCGAAGTCTGGACGAACTAGCGAGGGACCTTGGCGGATAAGCTATCAAACATCCGCTAGCCAAGTCTATCAAGTTTCAGTGGACTCGATCACCACGCCGCTTGATAGCTTTACCTATCTGTCGGACTCAACGACTTGGCCCGGATATCCACGGGGTGCGGTAACTTGGACGGAGGAGGCACAATGAGCACTGCAAGAGCTATGAGCCCCGTCTTCACGATAACGTGGACAGATACGGGCGTGAATACGGATGTGACGCCGGATGAGGACACCGCGATCTTCTGCGAACAGGCGGATTGCATCGTTCTCCAGGCCGACTCGACTAACGCCAATAACACCGCAACTGACATCGACATCAATGTGCTTGGCAGCCTTGATGGAACGAACTATGACACGGTGCCCTATACCGCGATTACCAGCATGGGAGACGGTGAGGTCAAGACGATCGTCATCACGCGCGGCCCCAGGTATTTGAAATTCCGGCTCGATAACAACGCAAGCGGCACGACGGCCTACGTAACGGCACGAGTTGCAGTTTCATCGGTGGTTCGGTAATGGCAAGCATCCAAAACCTCTTGAAGAACGCGATCTGGAACGCGATTAAGAACGATTCCGATCTGTGGAACTCCGTCGGCGGGCGCGTGTTCTATATGCAGCCCGTTGCAGGAGTTAAGTTTCCTTATCTAATATACAGCTTCGCGGCTTCAGGGCCGTTTCACGCCATGAAAGCGGATGGCCCGGTTGCCTATGTGATCCCGGTCTTCTTCGACATCTTCTCAAAATCGAGCGTAACAACGGAGGCCGAGACAATTCAGGACCATCTCCACGCCCTTATGGATTCGGCATCACTCTCCATTACTGGGTACTCTGATGTTAAGTTTCTACGAGCAAGCGAGGTTACGATCTTTGAAGAGGACGTGGGAATTTGGCACCTTTCAGTTGGGTACGATGCTATTGTCAGTCCCGAGTGAGTGTGTTAGAATAGGGTCAAGATGACTAAGAGAAAGCGACCGGAGAAAGAGGTTTTGGAGAAGTTGATTGCCAAGGGCATGACGCAAGCCCAGATCGCTGAGCAGTTTGGCGTGACTCGATCAAGTGTAGAAGGATGGTATCGAAAGTATGGGCTTCACGGAAAACGCACGATCACCAACTATGCTCGTGTCCCTAAAGAGCTATGGCCAAAATATCGAGATCGGGCATGGTTAGAGGATCAGTATATCGAAAAAGGGCGAACTACATACCAGATTGCACGTGAATTGGGCGTTCATCCAACCACCATTCAAAAGACCTTGCGGGCTTTTGGAATCCCTTTAAGGCATCAGACTGAAATGCCGGCACCTTATAAAGATGAAGCATGGTTACGCCACCAATATATCAACTTAGGAAAAACCTTTGATCAGATTGGGCGAGAACTGGGAGTGAAGGCTCAAACCATCTGGCAATGGGCACAGAAATTCAGTATTCAATCGCGCGATTGGAATGAAGAGCAGGCCAATCATGTGATCTTAAGTAATGAGGGTTTGGAGTTTATTTCGGGCGAGTTACTCGGTGATATGTCTATAACGATGAACGGTAAAGCTTCGGCTAAAATAGAATATGGTTCAAAATATCCGGCGTATCTAAGATGGCTCTCAATGACGCTTTCAAGTTTCGGAATTGAACAGCAATCTAAGATTAGCTCTCACACGACGCCGTTTGGGTCTATCGGATTCCGTTATTGTTCTAAAAGCTATCGCGAGCTGACTGCCTTACGCAAAAAATGGTATCCAGATGGCAAAAAGAGCGTGCCCCGCGATCTCAAATTGACACCGATCGTTATGAGACAATGGTATATTGGCGATGGTGCACTGCATACTGGAAAAGGGAAAACAAGCTGGATTTTCTTTGCTACAGACTGTTTTGATCGCGACGAACTATGCTTCTTAGCTGATCAATTATCTTCATTCAATCTTCCAATTACTTTACCGGCTAGCCGTAACATTATCCGGATAGGCGCACGAGGTGTTAAGAGATTTCTTGATCTGATCGGCCCTTGTCCAAAGGAAATCGAACCTTGGTACGGTTACAAATGGGCAATCGGTATCTCGAAAGCTAAGTGGATCGAGAATGTACGACCGAGGCTCTTAGAGCAATCTTCTAATAAAATCTAAGAGAAAGGAGGTGAGTTAAACATGGGCGTTATCCACGGAAATGATGGCTACTTACTTGAAGCAGGAACTCTTGTAGGAGAACTCAATCATTGGAGCTTGACAATTTCCGCCGCGGACCTAGATGTCAGCGCATTTCAAGGCAATGGTTGGGGGGCTCACACAACCGGGTTGCTGACCTGGACCGGCACGGGCGCTGGCTTTTGGGATTTTGAGACTGATGCAGGCCAGGCGGCTTTGTGGACTGCCATGACTGGTAATAGTTCTGTTGAAATGTATTTTTATTTAAACGACGATAATTACTACTATGGCAGCGCGAACATCACATCCATCGCAATCGACGAAACTGTTGCCGGGGTGGCTACTGTGACCTTCAATTTTACTGGGGCGTCAGAGCTTCATCAGGTCTTAGGTTCGTAAACTAATGGGCTGCCTGGCTCGTCTGGGCAGCCCTTATTTTAAGAAGGAGAGGAATGCGTATATTAGTAGGCATCAGCTCATATGCAAATGACTTGCGGTATCCTGTCGGAGGATCAGAGCGGGCTGCGTTGGGATTAGCCAAAGCGCTAGCCAAGCGGGGGCATTTTATTAAGCTGACCAACATTCTCAGGATGAACCCCGATTGGTCTCAGAGCTTTGATGTGGTTCTGCTGGTTAACGCGAACGGGGCAAAAGGGCCATATCAGGAAGTCGAGTATATATGCCACGAGAAGGGCATACCGGTAGTTGTTGCGCCCGTTTATTGGCCGGTAGACGAGCTGTTAGAGGACATCCAGAAGACGTTAGGGCAATCGGACGCGCAGGCGACGGCACAGGCGCGCGGATTCCATGCTTACTTAGAAGACTCGAAGCCGTTCTTTGCAAGTGCGGATTGGTGGATGCCGAATGCGGCATCGGAGATGGAGCAGGTTGCAAGGTTTCTGGAGGGCGTGCCGACGCGTGCGTCATTCGTTGATTTTACGGTCGTCCCGAATGCGGTGGACGTAGAAGATGAAATCGTGCCCGTTCTCAAAGGAGATGTTTCATTGCCGAATGACATTCGGTCAAAGTTGAAGAAGAGATTTATTCTTGAAGTCGGGCGCATTGAGGTTAGGAAGAACCAGCTTAGGCTACTCAAGGCGATGGAGCGGATATGGAAGGACGACCCTGATCTGCAATTGGTGTTGGTGGGGAATGTGTCGGAATCGTATATGAAGGTGCTATATCCGCATCTTGCGGGGCGGAACGTCCTCGTAAGCCAGGCACAACCAGCGGAGGCCGTGTTGCAGTTGATGAAATTGGCACAGGGGCATGTGCTACCTTCGTTGCTGGAGACGCCGGGACTTTCATCCCTGGAGGCCGGGGCGCTCAATAAGCCAATTGTGGTTGGCAACAGAGGCAGCACCGGTGAATACTTCCAAGACCTTCCGGGTGTGTTCTACGTTGACCCGTTTGACGTTGATGGTATTGAAGAAGCTGTCAGGAAGATGGTCCGCTTTGGCCCCGCTAACCAACTTGGAGAATTCATCAGAATGCGTTATTCTTACAGTAGAGCGGCTGTGCTTGCTGAAGGAATGATGGAATCAGTGGAGGCTAAATGAAGTATAGGATAAGAGCAAATGCGTTTACGGCGGATGAGCAACCGATCAGCTTGTCCTTTGATCCCCATCGGGCCAAGTGTATGGTGGGGCAAACTTACTTGCCGTTTGAGACTATCAAATTCCATTTCAGGACGACCAGCGTGCTTCCCGATCTTAAAGGACAGAACTGGGTTCAGATTCTCTCGGAAGGTAAGAAGGTTTATGGGGCCTCCGCCGCCTCGCAGACCATCGGCATTATTTCAGATGCTTTCATTGATATAGAGGGGATGGTCTTCCGATTTCATAGGACGCCATCAGGAAAGTCGGTTGAGATTAAGGGCATGCCGCTGGCTGGATTGGAGGAAATTATGGTCGTGATTTGCAGGAACAAGGGGCCGCGTGTTATGTTAAAGTATGATTTTTCGGAATCATTTCAAGACTTAGGAGGTCAGTATGAACATTCGTGAGATGGCAAATGCCGTCACAACCCCAAAGATTCTTGTGACAATCACGACAGGAAAGGGAACCGAGAAGTTAGCTCTTCCACAGCTTACTGTTGGCGACTGGAAGCAGATTAAGAGAACGGTCGGCACCGATATGTGGGAGATGCTGCTTTCTCTCTCAAGCGGGCTTGATGAAGAGGCGCTTCGGGGCAAGAGCAAGAAGGAACGGGCTGAGATCCAAAAGAAAGCCGGCATGGAGATGTTCGAGAAGCTTGATCACGCTCTTCAGCTGGCTATGTTTACTCAATCGCTGAAGCATCTTGATCCTGAGATCACCGAGGAAGAGGTGGATCGACTCATCTCTTATGGGATTCAAGACCGCGGCGAATATATCCGCGCTCTCCTCTTCTTCGTGTACGGAATCCAACCGGAGGCGCTTGAAGAGGCCCCTTTAGCAGACCAGCAAAAGGAGAAGAAAGTGTAATCAAATATGACTTCAAGAAACGAACCATTGACTGGGACGTTGTGGAGATCATGTTCCTCAGATGGTTCGGGATGGGGGAAGGAGAGATAAACATGTTGTCGTGGCCGAAGTTCTTAAAATATGCACAGGGCATTATGCTGCTTGAGACGCTTGAGGCCGACAAGATTCCTTCCCCTCTCTTTGGTGACCAGATGGCGGCGATGAAGTTCCAGCAGTCCATCCAGAATCGGCTTAAGCGGATGTGGGATTCCATGTTTCCGCATAGTAAAGCCTATTATGATGAAGTGAGACGTAGCGCGATGGAGTTCAAGGAGCATCTGAAGAAGTGGCGAGGTGAGGAGTAAATGCCAGGTGGCGTAGGAATTCCAGGGAATGTACTTGGAAGTGCGTGGGTAGAGGTTGGCGTTAAAGACAACCTTACGCCCGCGCTTACGCCTATCATCGGTTCCCTCGGTAAATTCTCCATGAAAGTCCTCGGCGTCTCTACCGCTATCGGAGCGTTAACCGCGGCCATTAAAGGGTCTGCAGATGCTTTCACTGAATGGGACAGAGAGCTACACAACGTATGGACGCTCCTGGATGCCAATCGGCAGCAGATCGAGAAAGAGGGAAGCGCAATCCGCGCACTGGCAAGAGAATATGATGTTAGCGCGACTAAAGCCGCTGAAGCAATGTACCACATTCACTCAGCAACCTTCTACGGCGCAAAGGCCATGGAAATCCTTGAAACGGCCGTGCGTGGTGCCGCCGCCGGTCTCTCAGACGTAATCCCGACTGCAAGGATGCTTACCGCTGTCCTCAACGCTTATGGCATGAGCGCAGATCAAGTCCAGCGCGTCAACGACCTTATGTTCACCACGATTCGCTATGGTGTAACAACGATGCCGGAATTGGCGTCGCAATTTGGTCGTTTGGCAGGTATCGCTGCGCCAGTGGGCGCGTCCCTGGAGGACATGACTGCGGCTATCGCGACCCTCACTCGTCAGGGAATCCAAACTGACTGGGCCATCACGTCACTGCGCCAGACATTGATGCAGTTCATCAAACCGACTAAGAATCTAAAAGATGCGATTCACGACCTCGGCTTTGAATCAGGGTCAACTCTTATTAAGACCTATGGCTTTGCAGGCGCTCTAAAGAAGGTGACGGAATGGGCAAAAGAGAACGGCGTCGCAATGGATCAAATGTTCACCAACGTGCGTGCGGTGACCGCGGTTTTGCCATTAGCAACGACCTCTGCGGCGGCCTATGCCAAGGATCAAGAGCGCATGGCAAACGCTAGCGGGCAAGCGGCGTTAGCATTCAAAAAGCAAACTGAATCCTGGTCCTATCAGATCAATAAGTTCAAGACCTTAATCGGCGATCTTGCAATTTCGTTCGGCAAACTGCTCATGCCCGCTGTTAAGGAATTGATCAGCATTTTAGGCACGCTCGCCAATGCCATTCGGCCTGTGATCGAGGTGTTTGATAAGCTGGGCGGTGGGTATTTCGTTGCAATCACGGCCACTGTCACCGGACTTACTTCTGCTCTTTGGCTAGCGGTTAAGGCATTTAAAGCTATCACAACTTGGGCCGGGGCAGCATCTGCAGCAATGGCTACGTCTGCGACGACCGCATCAGCTGCAGCAAAATCACTCGCCTCTATGTCGGCTGTTGAGACATCTTACATTGCAGGATTAGCGGGCGCTGGGAAGATCGGGATGGTCTTTGCGCCCTCTAAAACCGCCACTGCGGCGGGCGCTACTGGGGTGAGAGGTTTGCTCGAAAGACTTGGCGGCGGGTCGATCCTCAAAGGTCTTGGCCTAGGCGCATTGGGTACGGCCGGCCTCAGCCTTGCTATAAAGACGGCCATTGACTTCAACTTCACCTTGGGGCACGTGACAGGCGTAGAGGGTGTTCTTAGGGCGCTTGCCGACTCCCTGGGAACTGTCCTTGGTACCACCTTAACTGGCGCCATTATCGGTAGTATGTTGGGCGGTCCAGGTATAGGTACTGCTATCGGGGCCGGTATAGGGGCGGCTGCGTCGATTACGATGTATGTTGTTCATGTAATTAGGCGTGCCACTCAGGGGCCCGAGCCAGGCGAAGAAGGATGGCGGACCTCGGCTCCAGCTTCAGCAGGACCGGGCACGAGTTCGACCTGGTCTGAAATCTATAAGAAGTCTGAAGAACAAGGACAGACAGCAGCCGATACTTTCTTGGAGGCTTGGGGAGATCACTGGAAGAAAGCCGTTGAAAACGTAGGTGTCGCCGGCGCTATCAAGATGTTTGCAGGCGAGTTCGATAAATTGGAGACAACTATCGGTGAAGCCTCCCGTATGGGCGCAGACATGAAGCATCTTTGGATCGGTGCATTTAATGAGCTATCCAAGGGATTAACTGATTCACAAAAGAAAGCGCTGTTTGCCGCCCTTGGCCTCAAGGCGTTAGGGATAACACTTGAGGATGTCGGCAAAAAGGCATCTGAATCAACCCCGTTATTGAAGCCAATGGGCAAGACCATATATGACATTGTACGCGATTTCATTTCCAAAGCCGATGAAGCGCAGAAAGACCTTGAAAAACATGCGCTTGATCCGGAAGCATTGAGCGAGGACTTATCGGCGCTGGGTGATATCTACGACGAAGCCAAATCCTATCTCGACCAAATCGAGTCGTTGAAAAAAGCTGGATTGTTGCCAGAAAATTGGGGCGAAGGTTCGATAGCTGCGGGCGTGATAGCGCCTTTAGAGCGATTGAGAGTGAAGATTAAGGAATGGGGCATCATCCTCGGCAAAGAAGGCGTTGAGTCTATTAACATCGCCGAGGAGCGAGCAACTTCTTTCTTCGATAATGCCAAGAAATGGGTCGATGCGTTCACTAATGCTAAAGAAGGCTCCCTCGCTTGGCTCATCGCGCAAGAACAACTAAATTCGATTCTTGAAGATGCTAGCGCTAAGGCGCAAGAGTTTACAGATCAAGGTAAACCCATCCCTGAGAATCTAGCCCAGTTAATTGAACAGCTTGAGAAGCTCGGTATAACACTCAAAGAAACCGGCGCAGATGATCTTTATACGCGGTTTGAGAAAGTCAAAGAAGCACTTGCAAGCAGCACCAAAGGCAGCGATGAGTGGATAGCGGAATTCTCTAAGATTCCGTCCCTCTTTAATGAGGCGACGGCCCTAGCGCAGCTTTATCATGATGCGCAGCTCCCGATTCCCGATGACCTTGCAGCGATTATAGATGAGATGATCCAACTTGACCCAGCGCTGGCCTCTTCACGATCCGCTCTCGACCTATTCATTGATGCTGTTGAAAACATGGCAGTAGGGGTTGCATCAGCTGCGGGAAGCCTTTCAGCGTCGATAGCTGATATCATGGCTAGTATAGCCCAAGCAGCTAATGTTGGGGATGTACTTAAAGGCGTCGAGGCGTTAAGCGGCTCCTACTCATACTTGCGCGGGAAGATGGATGAACTTGAGAGAACGATGACCAGCCCGGAATGGGGCAAGCTTCCGCCTGAAGCGCAAGCGAAAATTCAAGAATCGTACAGTAAATTAGCAGAGCAGCTTGCCAATGCAATTCCACCTGGCAAGACTTATGCAGAAATCCAACGCGAACAAGAAGAAGCGGCTAGAAAAGCTGCCCAGGAACAGAAGCGGATGGCACAAGAGGCAGCTTCAGCGGCGAAACGAGCTGCTGAGGAAGCGAAGCGTGCTGCAGAAGAGGCTGCGCGGAAGGCACAAGAGGCATTCAAGCACATGTTTGAGATTCCCGCTCTGGAAGCGCTCCAAAAGGGCAATTGGGAGGAAGCCGCAAAAGCTGTCATCGGTCTAGCCCAGCACCGCCAAGATGTATTTAAGCTTGCACAGAGCCTGCCTGAAGTGAATGGAAAGGCATTGGACCTTGCAGATGTTTTTGGTCTTTTGAAGAATGCAAGTAGTAAGTTACTCTCCTCGCTGCAGGACCAAATCGATATTATGCAGCTCGCTGATGAGGACACCGAAGCCCTTGAGAAGATGAAGCTGGCTATCGAGGGGCTGCTGGACCCATTAACGCGGCTTAAGTATCAAATAATCAATGCCTTGTTTGGCGGCGCCCGGCCTTCTGGAGACTTCTTGAGTAAGTGGATTGAGGAGCCGGCAAAAGGGCTCTTCTCTGGAAAGGCGGTCCCTCGTTTAGCGACCGGAGGAACTATCAAGCATGAAGGGTTTGCCTACCTTGATCCTGGCGAGGTCGTGATTCCGGCTGATGTGTATCGTGGTGTTTCAGCGGGCGGTTCTTCTGATAGCCTTGAGAGAGCAGTTCAGGCAGCTATCTCCGCTGTTGGCACGTGTGCAACGGGAACCTGCCAACTTTCAAAGGAGACCCAGGAAGAGATAAATAAGGTGCGCACGGATATTGAGAAGGTTACTGAGGAATATACGACTTCCTGTCAGAAGTGTGCTCAGTCTCATGCACAACTTTCTGAGGCTAACAAAGCTCTCGAAGGCATTCCCAGTTCGATTGAAGCGATCATGAAACAATTTGAGGCGGCTGGCGTTAATGTCAGCGATTTGGCATCCCAAAACGCCGTAAAGTTCATGTATCTAGCCAATAACATCGGGCTAGTGGAAGACGCATTCTCCGCTGTCGAACAGGACATCGAAAAACTGAGGGGCACGAAGTATGTAGAGGAAGCTGATCGACTAAGGCGTGGATTTATGTTGCTGCATGCAGAGTTGGAAGGGATACCACCCGAACTGGCTCTGTTCCGCGATTCTTTATCCAAATACGGTGACCAAGTTAAATCATTGATTGACAAGTTATTACCGAAGCTCTCCGGGGTTTCAGATGCATTATACGCCATCATTCAAACCTCTAGCTCTCTGAATTGGCATTATCTCGTCAGCGCAGGAGAAAAGCTGACAGCAACCGTTAAATCACTGCATCATGCGGGTGGAGCGCTTGTCAAAGGGTTTATGAAGGTAGCAAAAGAAGATATAGTCGATGCAGGAAAGCAGTTCTCCATAGCAGCGCAAAATTTCCTGAAGGCGGGTGGCCTTTCCGTTGTCAATGCTATAGTCGATCTCATCTCCTCCATTTTAGAAATGATCACACAACGATTGGAAGAGAGGCTTAAGAAGCTTGAAAATGTATTCGATCTTTATACTAAGGGTTTTGAAAAGATCGGCAAGCTTATTCCTCTCGGGGGAATTCTCGGGGCTACGATGGAGGCTTTCATCAGCACCCTTAAGATGGCAACGCTTGACGGTGTTAATCTCCTTAATGCATTTTTGGACACGTTTATCACCTGGATTAGTGCAATTATCGATACCTTTAAAGGTTTAATCGAGCAAAGCGATGCATATCAGACGCTGCAAAAAGAAGCCGGCATTATTTGGAAGTCCATATCTAATTTGCTTGGTCAATTCCTTTGGCCGCTGGTATCAATGCTACGCTATCTCAGAGAATGGCTTGGTATACAGGATCAGGTCAACCGAGAGCTCGGGGCAAGCCTCAATGTTCCAAGCGGCTATAAGGTTGCGCGGGCAGAATGGAAAGCTGCTGAACCGGGCATTCCGGGATTGCCTTCGAGTAGTGAAGCCAAGGTTCCAGCGTGGGCCGACGCCGTGGGTAAAAAGCTGGCTGAAATGCTACAGGATATCCTCGCTTCTTTTGGCATAGATAGTTGGTCTGACATCTTCGATACAGTGCGGACAGCCGTACAGAATTTTTGGGATTGGATAGTAAAGAAGATTCCTGATATTAAGGTGAGCTTGACTAAAAGTCTCGATACAATCGCAACATGGCTTTCGGATCATGGCATCACGCTTAATGGTATTGTTGCGGCACTCGAAACTGGTGTTGATTGGATTATTGAAAACGGTCCTGATGTGGTTAAAAATACAATTAAGTTCGTAGATTGGCTAATCGGTGAAGGCTCAAAGATGGTCGACTGGATCGTCACGAAACTCCCTACTTGGGATGAATTTCAAGGCATACTTGATGATATCAGCAAAAAATTCGAGGATGCTCGCAGGAGCATTGATGATCTCACTAAGAAATTGGATTTTGCAGGGCTTATAACTGCGATCGATGATACTAAGAAAGCCATCGATAGCATGAAGAATGTGCTTAGGTGGGTAATTCTCACCGCTGCCGGAGCAATTATTGGGGGGATCGCCGGTGCACTATCACCTTTAACTTTAGGCAGCTCACTGCCCCTTGCCGGGCTTGGTATGCTTGCAGGCGGCGCTCTTGGCGCTGCTATCGCAAGAATGGTCCCTAAGTTCCAGGAAGGCGGCATTGTTCCTGGCCCTATTGGCGTGGCGCAGCTTGCCGTAGTTCATGGCGGAGAAATGGTTATTCCGGCTCCGATCGCCAGCTCAGTCCAAGCTGGTTCCATTCCGAGCGTGATTGATAATCGTATCTATATCGATGGACGCGAAATCTATAGGTCTATGCAGCGCATCGCTAGGGACCAGGATGCGAGGATGACAGGCTCTTCAATCGGAGGCCGCCATTGGCGCGTTGCATGAGGTGGTGTAGATGCGGAGCATGAATAACGCTACCGAGATTAGAAAAGCTGAGATTCGGTTCTCAGTAGCCGATGAGAGTGGAACTTGGCAAGACCTATCCTCCCGTGTCTGCTCCATCAACTACAGCGATGAGCTTGAGGCTGACTCCTGTTCCATTACGGTCAGTCTTCACAACGCTTATGGCAAGTATGTAAACGTGACTCCCAATGTTAACCTTGATCCTTTCGATGAAGATTCAACCTATAATCAAGTTGGTGGTAGCTATAGCCCTCTCTTGGCCCGATATCATCAGTGCAAGTTGGAGATCTCTAAAGACGATGGCGCCAATTGGTATGAAGTCTTTCGTGGCTATATCGGGCCAGGATCAGTGCGGGTCACCACAAATGTTCAAGGTGATGATGTTGTGGAAGTCAGTCCGGTCGATCTTAGCTTCCCATATAAAGAGGATCACTACTATGATAGTCTAATCTACAAAGATGCAAATGCCACATCCATAATGTCGCAAATGTTTGCCGATCGTGGATTCAATCAGACCGTCTCCGTCATTGATTCACCGGGCTATCATATCGAAGAATTCCGAACCGGCGAGACTAACCTTTGGGAAGCCCAAAAGAAGCTCATCGAGCCGACAGGGTACATCTACAGGATCAAGTGGTACGATGGAGCATTCCGGCCCTGTGTATATGATCCTGATCGTGACAAGACTAGCCCCGATGCCGTATTCACCGGTGACTTTCGTTCTAGGCAGCTTGATGTTAATGAAAGCGAAGTGAGGACGAAGATTATTGTGAGATATCGGGACCGCAATTCGGGGGCAATACGAACAGCCCAGGCCGAGGATGAGGAGGCGAAAAATAAATATGGAATCCCGGATGGTAGCGGTGGGCGCAAACATAAAGTCATGTGGTATGCAGCCCAAGGCACCGGTGGGAGATACTCGATGATCGACACTCCCGGCGAAGCCCAGACGCTTGCCAATCTCATCCTTCATGATCTCAAAGAGCCTTCCCCGAATGTTGAAGTTCAGTTGCCATACGTGCATCCGGGAATCGAGATTCATGATCTGCTTTCCTTTATCGGACGGGATTACACCGTTTTGGTGGGAGTGACATCCGTTTCCTGGAGCCTCTCCACTTCTAACCCCATAGGGCAGACAACAATCCGGGGAACCGCAGATCGCATAATTGGCCAGTGCAAGCTCTGGCTCACACACGATGCGCGATCGCCGGAGGTGCGGTTAGAAGAGCAGCAAGCATTCCTTTCCGGCGATGGAAAACGGCCGCCACGCCCCTCTCAGCCTACAGGGCGCTCTTACTGGGGAACTGACAGCGCAACGGGGAGAGACGTGCCAGTTGTTGTTTTCGAGGTGCCAGCAGTCAAGGCATGGGATTTGTTAGGATACGATTGGAGTATCTGGATACAAGGCGAGGAGCAGCCTAGAACTGAATTTACTAGGGAGCCCCGGTTAGTGCTGAAAGGGCTTCCGGTAGGAACGACGGTGAGGGTCAGAGTCCGTGCACGGGACTGGTCAACTCTGGGAGGATAATGTATAATAAAAGGGAGGAATCAAGATGGATAAAGCAGCGATGACGATGATCAACCTTAGTTCATTGGCGGGTGGCGCTAGCTCTACAGGCGCTGATTGCACTGCTTTGGACTTAAGTAGAACAATAGCCCTCTTTTTTGAACTTGAGGCGACATTTGACGCTTCAGCTACAGATGGGCTGACCGTTAAATGGTTTGCGTCCTATGATAATTCTAATTGGGACACCGCAGAATGGCTCACGGACACTGTGGCAGTGTCAGCAGGAAATTCAGTGAGGGTCCCATTAAACCCAATAAATCCAAGCCCGATGTATCTAAGGGCTATCGTGACCAACAATGACTCTACTCACGCTGT